TAATATGCGAAAAAGAGAATATTATCTTTACGGGAATAAAAAAACAGAAGAACAATGGAAAGAAGCCCGTAAAGATAGGGAAGGTCTTCCTTGGTATAAAAAAGCCTCAATTACAGGAACCAGTAGATATTAGTTTTTATTTTTTTTGTATATGTATAACAAACAAAAATATTTTAAAGTTAAGCTTGGGAAACCAAGCTTTCTTTTTTACATTCACGCAAATAAAAACAATTTTAAAAAATAAAATATGCGCATAGGTCTATGTGGAACTCAATCTGTTGGCAAAACCACACTTGTCAACGCATTAAAACAACACGAATTGTTTAAAGGTTATGAATTTAGAACAGAACGTTCAAAATATTTAAATAGTTTAGGTATCCCCTTAAACACAGATTCAACATTCAAAGGGCAATTAATATTTCTAGCAGAACGTTCCGCAGAACTACTATGCGAAAATATAATCACAGACAGAACAGCAATTGATGTTATAGCTTTTAGTCAATGTTCTACATCTATGACTATATACGAGAAAGAAGCATTTGAAAATGTTGCTAAATTTTTAATTGAAGAATACGATTATATCTTTTATGTTAGTCCCGATGGGGTTGCTATTGAAGATAACGGAGTTAGAGAAACTGATAAAAATTATAGAGAACAAATCAATAATGCTATCAAAGAAATACTCATGATTCACGGCCATAGAGCCAAAAACATAATCGATATATCAGGTTCAATTGAGGAACGCGTAAATAAAGTATTATCTGTTGTATTTTCGTAATATGTATAACAAATAATATATATAAAAATATGAAAAAATCTGAACTAAAAGACTATATCAAAGAAATTATTTTGGCTGAGTTAACAGTTACTAGCGATAAAGACACTGCAAAAAAATTAACAGATCAAGGACTTTCTGTAACATTTGACCCAAAGGCTAAACCTGTAAGTGAGTCCGAAGACGAAGAACCAACACAAGCTGATATACAAAAAGAAAAATCTTTAACTAAAGCCCAAACCGAATGGACTAAAATTACTAAAGAGCTTAAATCTAATGTTAGCAAAATCAAAGATATAATCTCCAAAAAACCCGCAGATAGAACTAAAGCTGATGAAGATCTTTTAACCAAAATGAAAGAACTCACCAAACGTAAAAACCAGCTTAAATCTAAATTCAGCGAATTGGATGATGAAAACTAAAATAACATACATTTCAATAATAGTTCTGCTAATTGGTGTAATTGTTTATCTTTTAACCCAAGGTAATGCCCAAGAAGAACGAGTAGAAATTAAAACTACTATTGAAAAAATACCAGTTAAAGTTGAAACCCCGGTATATGTTCCTAAATGGAGAACCAAAGTAGAAACTATAACTGAATTTCAATTTGAAACAGATACATTTCAAGCCCCAATAGACACCAACGAAATATTAAAAGACTACTATTCCAAATACGCATATCAAGACACAGTATCTGTTGATACATTTGGTAATATAGTAATAAGCGATACTATAACAAGAAACTATATTATAGCTCGTAAAGTTCAATCAAATTTAGAAATACCTAAAATTACAATTGAAAAAACTATTTACCTAAATAATAGAGAATGGTATGTTGGTGTAGGAGTAGTTGGAAGCCCAAGACAGCTTGGTTATATTGGGGGTGAAATGCTATACAGAACTAAAAAACGCAAAGCAATAGGAATCGGAATGGGCATAAACCAAAATTTAATTCCACAAGGTTCGTTTAAATTGCTTTGGAAATTAGGTAAATGAGTGAAGATTTAAGACAGATAATAAGAGATGAATATATTGCTTGCGCTAAAGACCCATCACACTTTATGCGCAAGTATTGCTTTATCCAACATCCCCAAAGAGGAAGGGTAATATTTAATTTATATCCTTTTCAAGGTAAAGTATTAAATCTTTGGAGGGATAACCCATATTCTATTGTACTAAAATCTAGACAATTAGGTATATCTACCTTAGCTGCAGGATACTCTTTATGGTGGATGTTATTCCATAAAGATAAAAATGTACTTTGTTTAGCAACTAAACAAGAAACAGCTAAAAACATGGTAACCAAAGTTAAGTTTATGTACGATAACTTACCTTCATGGTTAAAAATAGGAGCCGAAGAAAATAATAAATTAACTCTTAGATTAGACAATGGCTCTCAAATCAAAGCCGTTTCAGCTGCTAGTGATGCTGGTAGATCTGAAGCCGTATCATTATTAATAATTGACGAGGCTGCTTTTATCGAAAATGTAGAAAATATTTGGGCTTCGGCACAACAAACATTAGCAACGGGTGGTGGAGCTATTGTATTATCTACCCCAAACGGTACAGGTAATTGGTTTCACCAAACTTGGGCTAGAGCTGAAGCAGGAGATAACGATTTCTTACCAATTAAACTACCTTGGTATGTTCACCCTGAACGAGATGAAGCATGGAGAAAACGACAGGACGAATTATTAGGAAACCCTAGAATAGCTGCTCAAGAATGTGATTGTGATTTTAGTACCTCAGGAGAAACAGTATTTTTCCCTGAATGGATAGAATTTATATCTCAAACCTCTATTAAAGAACCTATGGAACGAAGAGGTTTAGATAAAAATTTATGGGTTTGGGAACAAGCAGATTATTCTAGAGAATATATGGTTGTAGCTGATGTAGCTAGAGGGGATGGTAGAGATTTTTCTACAGCTCATATTTTAGATATTGAAACTAATGTACAAGTGGCTGAATATAAGGGGCAGCTAGCACCCAAAGAATTTGGACACTTTTTAGTAGGATTAGCAACCGAATATAACAATGCTTTATTAGTTATTGAAAATGCTTCAATAGGGTGGGCTACATTAGAAACGGTAATGGAAAGAGGATACCAAAATTTATATTATTCTCCCAAAAGTGATGCTTTATCTGCTGAATCTTATTTTAATAGATATGAATATGGATCTAGTATGACTCCCGGCTTTACAATGTCCCAACGTACTCGCCCCCTTGTAGTAAATAAAATGAGAGAATACATTGGGGATAAAAGTGTTACAATACAATCTAAACGTTTACTTGAAGAAATGAAAGTATTTGTTTGGAAAAATGGACGCCCCGAAGCCCAACAAGGTTACAATGACGACTTAATAATGCCTTTCGGGATAGCTATGTATTTAAGAGATACTTCCCTTAAATTTCAACAACAAGGATTAGATATGACTCGAGCAGCATTAGGGAATATGAGAAAAAATACTACTCCTATAATATTTAATAACAATAATGTCCCTAATCCTTACATTCATCAAATAGGAAATCAACAAGAAGACATAAGATGGCTTCTTTAATATATTTATAAACAATGGCAAACACTGATGTATTTTCAAGATTAAGGCGTCTATTTTCGACTGATGTTATCATCCGTAATGAGGGGGGTAGCCAGTTAAAAGTAATAGACACTGATAAAATTCAAACAAGTGGTGAATTTCAAACCAATTCCCTAATAGATAGATTCAATAAAATCTATACTAACCCCGCAGCTACTTCTTTAATAGGCCAACAATTTAATTTACAATACCAATATTTAAGAACTTATCTATACAGCGATTATGATACAATGGATACAGATGCTATTGTTGCATCCGCTTTAGATATTATAGCTGACGAATGTACTTTAAAGAATGACATGGGAGAAGTACTTCAAATCAGAAGTAGTGATGATGATATTCAAAAAATTCTTTATAATTTATTTTATGATGTATTAAATATTGAATTTAATTTATGGTCTTGGACTCGCCAAATGTGTAAATACGGTGATTTTTTCCTTAAATTAGAGATTGCTGAAAAATTTGGGGTGTACAATGTAATACCTTATACAGCTTATCATATTCAAAGACGTGAAAATTTTGATAGAGAAAATCCTGCTAAAGTTCAATTTGCATATTCTCCAGATGGTTACTATACAGGAGGATCAGGATATTATTCTACTCCAAACACTAAACCTACAGAAAACCAAATTGTATTTGATAACTACGAAATAGCCCATTTTAGATTATTAACTGATGTTAATTATCTCCCTTATGGAAGATCATATCTAGAACCAGGTCGTAGATTATTTAAACAATATATTTTAATGGAAGACGCGATGTTAATTCATAGAATTTCTCGTGCCCCAGAAAGACGTATTTTTTATATAAACGTAGGTAATATACCACCCCAAGAAGTTGATGCTTTTATGCAAAAAACAATCCAAACAATGAAAAAAACACCATTGATGGATGAAAAAACAGGTGAATATAACTTAAAGTATAACATGCAAAATATACTTGAAGATTTCTTTATTCCTGTTAGGGGCAACGATACAACTACTAAAATTGATACCGCTAAAGGATTAGAATACAATGGTATTGAAGATGTGGCTTATTTAAGAGACAAACTATTTGCTGCTCTTAAGGTTCCCAAAGCATTTATGGGATACGAAAAAGATTTAACAGGTAAAGCAACATTAGCTGCCGAAGATATTAGATTTGCTCGCACAATTGATAGAATTCAACGTATTTTACTGTCTGAATTGTATAAAATAGCTTTAGTACATTTATATACCCAAGGATACGATGGTGAACAATTAACAAACTTTGAATTAAGTTTAACTACCCCATCAATTATAGCTGAACAAGAAAAAGTAGCATTATTAAAAGAAAAAGTTGACTTAGCTAGTCAAATGTTAGAAACTAAGATAATCCCCACTGATTGGATTTATCACAATGTATTTCACTTTAGTGAAGATCAATACGAAGAATATAGGGATTTAATAACTCAGGACCAAAAACGCGCTTTCAGAAACAGACAAATATCAGAGGAGGGCAATGATCCAGAAGAAACAGGACGTTCTTATGGCACCCCACACGATTTAGCTGCGCTATATGGACGAAGCAGATATGAAGATAGCTCAGTTCCTGATGGGTACGATGAAAAATCTCCGCTAGGTCGCCCTGAAGAAAAAGCATCTAATATTAATACCCAACAAAATGCATTAGGTAGAGATAGATTAGGTAGAAAAGATAATAAAGTAGATGACCAAGAAGGATATGGAGTGCCTAATTATAAAGGAGGTTCGCCCTTAGCTTTAGAAAATTCTAAAAGTATATATTTTAAAAATAAAACCTTATTAGAAAGTCTAGATAAAAATATTATTTTTGGTAAAAAAAGTGCAGGAGAATCATTATTAGATGAAAATAATTTAACTGAGTAAATATTTCCATATATTTATAAATAAAATCTAGGATGAAAATAAAACATTCCAAGTTTAAAAATACGGGGATTCTATTTGAATTACTTGTTAGACAAGTAACAGCAGATACACTCAATAATATTCAATCTCCTGCTTTAAACATAATTAAAAAATATTTTATAAAAAGTGAATTAGGGAAAGAATTAAAGTTATATGAAAGTTTAACTAAAAGCCAAAAATTAAGTGAAACAAAATCAAATATTTTAATTCAAACTATTCTAGAATCATCTAAAAAACTTAATAAAACTTCATTAAGAAAACAAAAATATAATTTAATTAATGAAATACAAAAACATTACAATTTAGATGAGTTTTTTAAAACTAAATTACCTAATTATAAAGCCCAAGCCGCTTTATACACTCTAATCGAATTAGACCACTCAGAAAACATTAATATAAATCAAGTTTCATCTAATAGATATGCTTTATTAGAATATTTATCTAATGCCCCTCTAAACGAATCTAAGGTTAAGGAAGATATAATAGAAGAATTTAAATCATACGATAAGGATTTAAGAATTTTAACTTATAAAATTTTACTTGAAAAATTTAATGGTAAATATTCAAATCTATATGAATCCCAAAAACAAATATTAAAAGAGTTTATTACCTCTGTTGATTCTACTCCTAAACTTAGAACTTTTTATAATGCAAAAATACAAGAAATTAAAACTGAGCTTACAAATTTGAATGAGCATATCACTGATAAAACAGTTCAAATTAAATTAAATGAGGTTTTACCTTTAATAGTTGAAATTAATAAAACGGCTCCCATTAAAAACGACAATATTATTGATTTACTCCAATATTGTGAACTTGTAGAAGAATTAAAAAAAGTAAATGGAAACCCCAAATAAAAAAATAAAAGAAATGTCGGGTACTGGAGGAGGAGCAGGTGCTGCTTCTTTTTCACCTGGTCAAGGGGCTCAATACGCTACTCCATATGCTTTTAGATTGACTAAGAAAATGAAAAAATTAGGTGAAGCTAATCCTGGTGCTACTTTGGGTAAGGGCCCTAAAGCCGGGGCTAGTGGAGTAAAAAATAATTATTACACCCAAAAATTAGGTTTTAAACCTGTAAATTCAAAAAAATTAGCATCCCAATCAAAAGCAATTGATACTAAATATTTATGGGGAGAAAATAATATGTATAAATATAAATTATCTAAAACCCTCAACGAAGCTGACCCCGCTAGAATCCAATTCCAGGAAAAGCGTATAGCAGCTTTTAAAGAAATTGAAGAAAAACTAAATAATTTATATCCCATTATAGACAATGCTAAAGAAGAAACTATAGCTTATTATAAGGACCAACCCCAATCATATGCTGTTGTAATACCAACAGATTTAATTTTAGAATATTTAAACGATATTGAATCATTATTAAAACAAAACGACAGATGAGAACTCTACAAGAACAATTTAATTTAATAAACGAAGGTAAAGGACACAAAGATGTGTTTTTAAAATCTGCTCGTAGATTATTTCCGGAATATATTACTAACTTTGCTACATACAATGAAGCTGTAAAAATACTTAAACAAAAAAGTGTTTTAGTTGAAGCCGCGGGTGGTGTAGTAACACAACGTACTTTTGATCCCTTTCAAACTTTTAATCAATTTGTAAGCGAGGCATCAACCCAAGAAAACCCAATTAAAGCTCCTAAAGCTACAGGCGCTTACGACACCAAAGCAGTTAACACTAAATTATCCAAAGAAGTAGAAATTAATCAAAAAGAAACAGGATACGATAATACTAATAAGGATATTATAGATAATGTATATGGGCAGGCTTTTTTAGAAGGATACTATACCGAAATGAAAGATCCTAAAAATGAAGATAAAAGTGTAGACCAATTAAAAGAAATAGTTCGTAAAAACTTAGCTAAAAGCCCTACATACTATGCCGAAAACGCAGCATTTGGTATTAAGGGTATTGGATACACCAAAGATGCTCCTGGCTTAGGAGAACCTAAAGCACCAAAAGGCAAATACAAGTCTAGTGGATACGGTGATTTAAAAGAAAACAAAGAAAACAAACCAGAAAACCCATATAGTCTATACAAAAATCACCCTAAATTTAAAGAAGCAGAACAAGCAATTGCTAAAGCCTTAAAAACAGCTACTAAACGGGAAGATGTTGAAAATATATTAAAAAATTATCGTGAAGCTGGAGCAGATGATACTGCCTCTAGAGAAGCTATATTTGCTGCTTTCAATAAAAAATTAAGAGAATCAGAAACCCGCTCAGTAGGCCCCATGATTAAATCTAAAGAATTCAAAGTAGGAGACAAGGTTAAATATAAAGGAATGAATCATGAGATTACTCGCATAGTTGATGATAGAATTTATATTAAAAACTTAAAATATGGTGGAAGACCTGATACTTGGGTTAAAGCTAGTGATTTAAAAGAAAACAAACCAGGTATTCAAAACACTTACAACCAAGAAATTGATTGGATTAAATATGAAGTGGATTATGTTCCTGATGATGAAGAAGTATATAAAAAATGGCCGGAACCATATAGATCAAGAGCATTAAAAGCTTTAGAATATAGAAAAAAAAATTTTAATACTATGAGTAAGGAAAAATTGGATTCTTTAAAGGAATCTAAACTTCGCTCATTAGTTCGCAATTTAATAAAAGAAGAATTAAACGAAGGCTATGGTATGTCCTTAGAAGATGCTAAAGCTGAAGCTCAACGCATATCCCAAGAAGAAGGTGTAGTACAACACGTTGAAGAAACATCAGAAGGATCTGGAGAGTACAGAGTATCAGATTGGTACGATTCAGATTTAACTGTTGCTTCATACCAAAACGGAATGGAATTATAATCATGAGACAAGTACTCATAGAAACAATTCCGTTTAGCATATCTCCTGTTCAATTAACAGAAGGTATGAGAGCTCCATCAGGTAATCCTATGGTAGAAGGGATATTAGCTACAGCCGAAATAAAAAACGGAAACGGCAGATACTATTCAAAGGATTTATGGGAACGTGAAATAGATAAATATCAAGAAATTGTTAAACAAAATAGAGCAACCGGTGAACTTGATCACCCCGAGAGCTCAATCATAAACCTAAAAAATGTATCCCACATCATTCGAGAAATATGGTGGAATGGAGATAAAGTATTAGGTAAAATAGAAATCCTCCCAACAACATCAGGTAACATCCTTAAAGCTTTAATCGACAACGGAGTTCAAGTTGGTGTTTCAAGTAGAGGAATGGGCTCGCTAAAACAAATGGGAGAAACATTAGAAGTACAAGACGACTTTGAACTACTTTGTTGGGATTTTGTATCAACCCCATCCAACCCAGGATCATATATGCAATTAGTAAAAGAAGGTAAAGAAAATAACATCAATCCTTACTCTAAAGCAAACAGTATTCTTACAGATATTCTTTGCGCTAACGGAACTTGCCCTCTTTTTTAATACAACACGCACCCCCCTAAGGGTAGTCCCCTTAGACCAACCCTCCCCTAAAAAGGAGGGTTTCTTTTTGCGATTTTTATAAATTTTGATATATGTATCATTGATAATATACCATTTATATATGGTATCCATATTTGTATAATCCCTATTACGATTCTATTAATAATCGTATTCCACAAACAAAAATTTTGAGGTAATTATGGCAACAAACAGAGATTTGCTAAAAGAAGCCATTGCCGATGCTAAAGCTGTTAAAGACGCAGCCATCGCCAATGCAAAAGTCGCTCTCGAAGAAGCCTTTACTCCATATCTAAAAGAAAAATTTGCAGCTAAATTAGCTGAAATTGAAGAAGAAGAAATGGAAGAAGGAATGGAGACTGAAGGTTATGAAAAAGATTCAATGGAAGAACGTTTAGGTACAATTAACGATCCAAGTGAAGAAGGTGTTGGAAACGCATTTAGTGCAGCCCCACACGGAAATCTTGAAGAAGAAGACGACACTATGGAAGAAGAATTAGATCTAGAAGCTCTTTTAAGAGAACTCGAAGAAGGTGATGAAGAAATGTATGAAGAGGAAATGACTGAAGCTAAAGACAAAGAAAAAATGGACGAAGCTGAGGATGAAATGGAAGACGAAATGGGAGAAGAAGAAGTTAGCCTTGAAGACATGACTGAAGACGAACTTAGAGAACTTATTGAAGATGTAATTGCCGGAATGGTTGAAGCTGGTGAATTAGAAGCCGGTGAAGGCATGGAAGGTGAAGAAGGTGAAGAAGAAATGGAAAGTGAAGAAGAAGTTGACATCGAAGAATTAATGGCCGAAGTTAAAAAAGAAAAAATGAAATCAAAAGGCCGTGAAGAAATCGAAGAAGCTAAAAGAAAAACTAAAGAAGCTGAAATGAAGAAAGAAAAAGCTGAAAAAGAACTTAAAGAAGCTTACGATACTCTTGCTGAAATTCAAGCTAGTCTCCAAGAAGTAAAACTTTTAAACGCTAAACTTCTTTACACTAACAAAATCTTCAGAGCTAAAAATTTGACCGAAAGTCAAAAAGTAAAAGTATTGGAATCATTTGACAAAGCTACAACTGTAAAAGAAACAAAACTTATTTATGAAACATTAAGCCAAGGTTTAACTACTAAAAAACCAGTTAATGAATCAGTAGTAAGAGGTTTAGCTTCTAAAGCTGTAGGATCAGTTGAAAATAAGAAACCAATCTTTGAAGTAGACAGCCAATTTGCGAGATGGCAAGTTCTCGCTGGAATTAAAACAAACAATTAAACTAATATAAAACAATGTCACAAGTACAACAATTATTAGAATCTGCAGCTTCCGGGTGGAAGAATATGCAGTCAGACGCAGCTAAATTAGCTGCTAAGTGGCATAAGACAGGTTTACTTGAAGGTCTTAGAAATGAGGCTGAAAGAAACAACATGTCTATGCTTTTAGAAAACCAAGCTAAACAGCTTGTAACCGAAACCTCTAACGTAGGTGGTGGAACCGGATACGGTGCTTTCTCAGTAGGACAAGGTGCAGAATGGGCGGGTATTGCTCTTCCATTAGTACGTAAAGTATTTGGCCAAATCGCGGCTAAAGAATTCGTTTCTGTACAGCCTATGAATTTACCTTCTGGTCTTGTATTCTATTTAGATTTCCAATACGGAACTACTAAGAATCCATTTACTGATGGTAAGTCACTTTATGGTAACACCGGTTCTAGATATCCATTCTCTACCGATCCTTCTAACGTAGGCACTAACTACGGTAACCAAGGTGGTTTATATGGTGCTGGTAAGTTTACCTATTCTACCAACCAATTCTCTGCTTCTGTACAGGTAACTTCTGGTTCTTCTGCTACAGCTAGAGTAGCTACTTGGGCTAACGTAAACTTTGATTCTGATTTCTCAGCTTCAGCTGCAGGTAGCAGAATTATTGCAATTACAATCCCATCTGCTACTACAGCTTTATCTAGCTTTGACCCAGATGCAGTTCGTGGATTTATGGTAACTTCAGCTTCTGCTGTTACTATAGCTACTAACTTACCTCAGTTCACTACTTACGATTATACTGCTAACACCATTACATTCTATGTAACTGCTTCTAGTGTTAATACTGTATATACCAACGGTACTGCTTCTGTAGTAGTAGAGTATAACAAAGCTACTCAAATGAGCCCATACAATGTAGGTGATTTTGAAGCTGGTAATGCATTCGCAGTTCCAAACGCTGAAAGTGCTACTCAAATTGAAATCCCTGAGATCAATATTAACATGAGATCAGAAGCCATTGTAGCTAAAACTAAAAAGTTAAAAGCTGTATGGACGCCTGAATTTGCTCAAGACTTAAATGCTTATCAGTCACTAGATGCTGAAGCTGAAGTAACCAATATCATGAGTGAATATATCTCTCTTGAAATTGACCTTGAGATTCTTGACATGTTAATTGAAGATGCGGCCGCTGGTACTGAATACTGGTCAGCTCTTAATAACGAAGTTATTAATTCTGCAGGTACTGCGTTTACAACTTCTACTAGTGGTTTCTACAACACCCAAGGTCAATGGTTCCAAACTCTTGGTACTAAGATGCAGAAACTTTCTAACAAAATTCACCAATTAACCCTAAGAGGTGGTGCTAACTGGTTAGTATGTTCTCCAACTGTAGCAACTATTCTTGAATCTATTCCTGGATTTGCTTCTAACAGTGATGGTAACGTTACTAAAATGGAATATGCATTTGGTGTACAGAAAGCTGGACAGTTAAACAGCAGATATACCGTTTATAAGAACCCATACATGACTGAAAACCTTATCTTAATGGGCTTCAGAGGTACTCAGTTCTTAGAGGCAGGTGCCGTATTTGCTCCTTACGTTCCGTTAATTATGACTCCTCTTATCTACGATCCTAACACTTTCGTACCAAGAAAAGGTCTATTGACTCGCTACGCTAAGAAGATGTTACGTCCAGAATTTTATGGTAAAATCTATGTTAGTGGTTTAACTAGCCTCTAATATAAACAAACCATAAATGTTTAAGAGAGCCTTGCGAAAGCAAGGCTCTTTTTTATATTTATAATAGTATGATAGATATATTCAACGAAATACTTTGGCCTCAATTTATAAAAATTGAACGTATAAGTAAGTTGCAACTACACGAACAAGTAGCAGCTTATCACCAATACACTCAAGATTTATCAATAGCAAGACAAAATTGGTTAAACTATCAAAATAAAGGACCTTTAATTTCTCAAACTCCACCAACTCCAATTGAAAGCGGATTTTTACTACAAGAAGATTTATTTGATCTTTTACAAGAAGATGGATCTAATATTATTATAACCCCACTACCATAATGCCAAATTTACCAATATCACAACTCCCCTTAGCATCAGCACTAAATGGAACCGAAGTCTTACCCCTTGTTCAAGGGGGAGTTACTACTCAAGCTATTGTTCAAGATATTTTAGATGCAAATTTATCATTAACCTCTAGTGGTATAACTCTATCAGGAGATATTGTTCCTGCTACCCCACAGGGCGCTAATTTGGGATCCTTAACTCAACCCTTTAGAGAAATATATTTACAGTCCGGTTCAATTAATATTGAAAGTGACATTCCGGGTGGTATACGTGCATCAATTTCAAATGAGGATGGTAATGTGACAATTGAAGCCGCAGGTTTTCAATTAAAAAGCGGTTCATTTATACCATTTGAAATCTCAGAAACTGCTAGAACAATTATAAGAGTCCCTAATATCCCGGCTGGAGATATTGGAGCATTTAGTATCATAGGAAACCCATCAGGTTCATACCAACCAGTAATTAACCCCTCTGGTATGATTCACATTACAAGTAACGATAATCAAGCCGCACGAGTAACTGTTGATGGATTTGGAACAAATATAGGTGCTATTTTTGCAGGCAGACAAGCTCGAGGAACAGCCACAACTCCCACCCCAACCCTATCAGGAGATGTACTAGTTAGATTAGCAGGATTAGGTTATGCAACAAGCAGCTATTTTCCAGTAGTGGGGGCTACCCCAACATCATTAGAGTTTCAAGCAACAGAAAATTACTCAACATCTAGTTATGGTAGTAGAGCAGCTTTTTATACTTATGCTAATGGAGCTGTTAGTAGAAGTTTAGTTGCTACAATAGATACAACCGGCTTATTTGTAAGTGGAGCATTCTCTGCCTCCTTGCAACAAAACTATGTTTGGTTAGGAAACTCATCTAATAGAAGTGTTGCAGTTCCTTTAGCTACTCTTGCCATCTCAGGGGGCTTTTATACAACAGGTAGTTTTGGCTTTTATGGGGCATTCTGTTCTACAGGTTCCCAAACAAACCCTATACCTAACGTATCCCGTTCAATGCAGTTAGAAACTACAGAATTATCTGATGGTGTATCAATTGTAAGTGGCAGTAGAATTACTGTAGCCCATCCCGGGGTATATAATCTTCAATTTTCTGCTCAGCTAGAAAAAACAGACAATGGTGTAGATACTGTTTACATATGGTTTAAGAAAAACGGAACAAATATTCCTCGTTCAACTACTTCTATTGATGTGTTAAAACAAGCAGGAGGTAGTGGTAGATTTGTTGCTGCCTGGAATTATGTAGAAAATTTAGTAGCAAATGATTATATCGAAATTATATGGCAATCTGATGATATTAATATGCAATTAGTTTTTGACCCTGCATCAGGAAATTATCCCTCTATTCCTTCTGTTATAGCAACTTTAACTCAAGTTTCTTAATTTTTTTCAACTTAAACTCTATTTATGACTTCCCACTCCCACGAAGATGAAATATTCCAAGAAAAACGTAAACCTAAAAACCCTATAAAATTTAAAATAGAACTAAATCAAGAACAGAAAGAAGCCAAATCTAAAATACTAGAAAATACAGTCACATTATTAGCAGGTTCTGCTGGTTCAGGTAAAACACTTTTAGCATGTCAAATAGCATTAGAAAAGCTATTTATGAAAGAAGTTGAAAAAATAATCATAACACGCCCCACAGTATCAAAAGAAGAAATTGGGTTTTTACCTGGTGATTTACGCGAGAAAATGGACCCTTGGGTACAACCCATATACCAAAACATGTACGCATTGTATGACCGAGTAAAAATAGAAAAACACATACAGGAAGGCGATATCGAGATAGTACCGGTTAGTTTTATGCGAGGTCGAGCCCAACCTTTAGATTCTATTATATATACTCCTGAAGGACCAAAATATATGAGGGATATAAAAAAAGGAGATAATGTAATAGGCATTAAAGGAGAACCAATTAAAGTATTAGAAGTATTTCCTCAAGGTCTAAAATCTATATACAAAATTCATTTTTCAGATGGGTCTTGTACAGAATGTTGTGATGAACATTTATGGAATATAGCCAAAAATAATTCTAAAAACCCAATATATAAAACATTAGAACTAAAACAATTTAAAGATAACATAAAAACAAAAGGAGGACAACGAAAATATAAAATACCTATTATATCTTCATCGGTACAATTTGATAAAAAAGAAGTTCCTATCGATCCATACACTTTGGGGTGTTTAATAGGGGACGGTAGTATAACTAAAGGAGTATCTCCTACTTTTTCTACTAATGATACTGAAATATTAGAATATTTTAATCTTCCTGATAATTATGTTATAAATAAAATAAAAGGAGATAATTATGATTATAGATTAAGTTCTCAAGATAGAAATAATTTATTAACCCATTATCTTGAAAATTTAGATTTATTAGGAACTAAATCAAATAATAAATTTATCCCACCTATATACAAATATAATTCTATTAATACACGATTAGAAATATTAAGGGGTATATTAGATACTGATGGAGATATTGGGGTTCATCCTAATAATACTTGTAGAATTAATTTTAACTCCACTAGTTTACAATTGATAGAAGATGTTACAGAAATAGTAAATTCTTTGGGGGGGACATGTACTTCTCCAAAAATATGTAGAAAAAAGGGAGAAGTAACTTATTGGAAAAATCAAACAATAAAAAACAATTACGATTGTTTTAGAATAAATATAATATTACCTTCTACAATTAATCCTTTTAAATTAAAGCGCAAACACAACCTTTATCAAAATACTACAAATATTTATAGAACCATAGACAAAATAGAGTATATAGGAGAAAAAGAGGCTCAATGTATTTTAGTAGATTCAAAAGAACATTTGTATCTTACTAACAATTTTATAGTAACTCATAACACTTTCTTAGATTCAATTGTCATAGTAGACGAAGCTCAAAACGTTACCCACGAACAAATGGAAATGATTGTAACCCGTTTAGGTTTACGTTCTAAGATGATAATTTGTGGTGACGATAACCAAGTAGACTTAAAAAATAAACGCGATTCTGGGTTTAGGTTTTTATATACTGCTTCTAAAAAAATTAAAAACTTAGCCGCAATATCGCTTAAAACAAACCACAGAAACCCAATAGTAGAAGATTTAATAGCATACTATGAAGACGCATACGAAAGCGGAATTAGTTTAACAAACAGCGGTTCGAAAAAATAAAAGGAACATTAGACTTGCCATATTTATAATAAAAATTAAATGGCAAATATCCCAATTTGGCCCGGCACCTCATCATTTGCCCAGGTCTCAGCTTCATATTATAATACTCCTTCAACAGGTAGCTCACCTACTCCATTTGGTTTTTATGATAACGATCCTGATTTTAAAACTGATGCCAACAAAGTAGCAAACTTTTGCGCCCGAAGATTAGGTTATCCTATTGAAAATGTTGAATTACAAGATTTAAACTTTTGGACTGCATTCGAAGAAGCAACCACAGTTTATGGTAATGAATTATATGCCTACCAAGTTAGAGAAAATATGCTTAACTTGGAAGGCTTACCTATCACTACTCCTACTCTTAATAATACTCAAATTACCCCAAACATGGGTAATATCATCCGCATTTCAGAACAATACGGAACTGAAGCTGGGTCGGGGGGTAATGTAAATTGGTACAGTGGTTCTGTAATTTTAACAGGAAGTGTTCAAGAATACGATTTAAATCAATGGGCAGTTCAAAATGGCATTAGTGCAAGTAATTTAGAAGTTAAAAGAGTATATTATCAAGGAGTACCCGCTTCTGCAACTTATTATTATGGGGGAGGGATAGGATTAGGAATAGGTGGAGGAGGATTTATGGGAGCTTTAGGTGGGGCACCAGGATTTGCGGGATATGGGTATAATTACCTTGTAACCCCTTTATCTTATAATGTTGGTGCTATTCAAGAAGTTGAATTAGGGCAAGATATTTTACTTTCAGCTTATAGCTTTGAAATACACAATAATAAACTTAGAATATTCCCCGTACCTTTAGAAGCAGATACAGGTACACACTATTGGTTTCAATATGTTTTAAAAAATGAACGTTTATCAGATTCGTTAGCTTCAGGCAGCGGAAATACAGGAGCAGGACTTATAACAAATGTATCTAATGTACCTTTTGCTAATCCTGTATATGCCCAAATAAATTCAATAGGTAGAAGTTGGATATTTGAATATACCTTAGCTTTATCTAAAGAAATGCTAGGATATGTTAGAAATAAATATTCTCAAATTCCTATCCCAGGGGCTGAAGTTACATTAAATGGGGACTCATTATTATCATCAGCAACTGATACTAAAAATGCTTTAATTGAAAGATTAAGGGCATATTTTGATGAAACTTCTAGAAAAAGTATGCTTGAAAGGCGTAAAGATGAAGCAGACTTTTCTAAACAAGAGTTGAATAACGTACCCATGACAATTTATATAGGATAATTATGGCTCTTTTTGGACAAGCACGCGATATTTCAATGTTCAGACACGTTAATCGCGAGTTAATGGGGAACATTATATCTCAACAATGTGCATTTTATAAATTAAGATTAGACCAAACTAATTTTAATATGTATGGTGAAGCCGCAGAACAAAAGTATTATGATGGTCCTGTATTATTATATTGTTTAATAGACTTACCTGATCAAACCCAACCCACAGACGACATGGGTGTAACTTTTGATTGGCAGCCTGAATTTAGATTTTTAAGAGACGATTTATTAAATAAACTTCAAGATTTTAATCAGGATACAATATACGGTGCTAATCTAGTACCTCAAATAGGTGATATTATATTATATGAAACTGCTTATTATGAAGTACACGCTACTAACGCTGCTCAATATTTTGTAGGTAAAGATCCAGATTATCCAAATTCCCCCCAACCACAAGGATTTAACCCCGGTTTAGGCGAATTTGGTTATAATGTATCTATAATTTGTAAAACCCACTATGTACCTGCTGATAAAGTTGGTATAACCTTTGAAAGAATGTAATTATGGCTGAAAGCAGAAACCCATCACCAAGAAAACCAACTCCTAAAACTCAAGCTGAACTTAGCAATCAGTTATCAGGGGCTAGTAATTCTTTATTAGGAGATCCAAATTTAGCTAACCCTAATTTTAATGGCCCCAATAGATCATTACAAAATAGTTGGAAAGATGATACTGTAAAACCATTTACAGTTACTATCCAAGATATAGATGAAACCATAATGTATTATTTTCAAAATGTTATCAAACCATTTGTAATACAAAACGGAAATAGAATAGAAGTACCCATAATATATGGGTCCCCTGAACGTTGGAAATCAGTTCAACGAGATGGATACTATAAAGATAAAAATGGAGCTATAATGGCCCCCCTTATTATGTTTAAACGAGATACAATTGAACGTAATAGAAGTTTGGGCAATAAATTAGACGCTAATTATCCTAATTTGTACGGGGTAATGAAAAAAAAGTATGATACTAGAAATTTTTATTCGAATTTTAATGTATTAACCAATAGAGTTCCTGAAGAACAATTCTACGCCGTTACTATACCTGACTACGTTAATCTAACATATAGTTGCGTAGTATACACATACTATGTTGAGCAGCTAAACAAAATAGTAGAAGCAATCAACTATGCTTCAGACACATATTGGGGTGATCCCCAACGCTATAAATTTAAGGCTGCTATTGATTCTTTTACTACCGTAACTGAATTACCAACGGGGGCTGAAAGGATAGTAAAAAGCACATTTAATATTAAAATGTACGGATATGTAATCCCAAATACATTACAAAATAATGTTTCTTCATTACAAAAATATAGAAACAAAGCTAAACTTATATTTGCATTAGAAACCACAGACGATCCTTTAGTATTTGATCCAAATGTTCCTGTATTAACAGATGATTCTGGAAGACCTAATGCTCAAAACGCAAGAAGTTTGGCAGCAGATAAATATAATCTTAAACAAGCTCAATTATTTAATGAACCTCCCTCAGTAAATTTCTCTCCTAATTTAGAGTATGAAGCTTTATTAAATGAAATAACCGAATTAAAAAATCAATTAGATGCAGCAAATGCAACTATTCAATCTCTTCAAAACCCCTAATACCAATGGCTAGTAACATCAGATTTTTAGACCAAATATTAGTAAATACTATTAATGGGGGAGAAAGCGGGGGAGAAACTATTTTAAATTCTTCTTTTATTTCAACAGGTAGTATAACTGCTTCGGTAAATATAGGTACTGATACTTTTAAAGTACAAAGTGGTTCATCTACTTACTTGTATATAAGTTCAAGTGGAAACATAGGTGTAGGAACAACAACCCCATTATCAACCCTAACTGTTGCGGGCGGCAATATAAATATCAATTCAGGATTTGCAATTGGTGGTAATAATTTAGGTACTTTTTCTCCCTTTATTAGATATAGCAACACGGGAGTAGGAGTCCCAAGCTCAAGTTTTGGGCACACCACAGCATATATGCTATCAGATGCTGGTGGTGTTTTTGGAACAAATGATTTATCATTTTATGCCGGAGCAATAACACAACCCGAAATAATGAGAATTGTAGGTTCTACTGGTTTTGTAGGAATTGGAGAAAGCTCACCATCTGCAAAACTAGAAATAAAAGGCAGTGGGGCAACATCAGCAACAACCGCATTAAGAGTAGAAAATAGCAATGCATCAGCCTCGTTAGTTGTAAGAAATGACGGTAATGTAGGTATTGGGACTTCAACCCCAAACTCACAACTCCATATAAGCGGAGCTTCAGCTATAATGACCTTATCACCTATAAATCCTCTTCCTACATCAAATATACCGTCTGCTTCATTTGCTACAAGCGGAAGCGGTGCTAATTTAAAACCTTATTTTTGGAATGGTTCATCGTGGACCGCATTATTTTAAACTTTAATTAACTATGGCAATACAAGCAACAACCCCCCTTGAATACAACTACGGAACATATTCAAACCCATATTTCCGTTTAGTTTTACATCTTCCATTAAACGGCACAGACACACCTGTAGACTGCTTTATGTATCCGTCACAACAGGCATACGCCGATGGTGCTCAATACATTGCTTGTTTACCGTTTTACATTGCAAATTCACCATCTGAACCTAATAACGATGGAAATGGTGTAGTAAATAAATACTTACTGTATATAACACAACAAATAGTAGCTTCTTTACAAGCCACTTACCCCAGTACTACATTTGAAATCATAGGCATACCTAGAGAAGAACAAAATAATTTGGAAGTTTAAAAATAATTTATTATATTATAAATAAAAATTTATGGAAAGATTAACACAACAAGAACTAGAAAAACTTCAAGAACTTCAACAAAGAGGCCAAACACTAATTAATGAATTAGGGCAAATTGAGATTGCAAAATTATCACTCCAAAATAGACGTGAAAACTCAGAACAACTTTTATCTCAATTACAGATTGACGAACAAGTTTATACTAAAGAATTAACAAACAAATACGGTCGAGTTTCAATTGACCCCCAAACTGGTGAAATTACTAAGATAGAAGATTAACTTTTTAAAAGGTTATGATCGATAATTTCGTAAAATTAGTTTTAGAAAATGGGGGAACAATAAAACCTTTATTAATCCCCTCAGAAAATACAGGTGGGACAGGTTTATGTAATCCTTCAATTTACATCGATAATGATCCTCTCTGTTCATGTAATGATAAAGTTTTAGTTAATTTGCGTCATATCCAATATACTTTATATCATTCCGAACTAAATAAATTTGAACATCAGTATGGTCCTTTAGTATATCTACACCCAGAAAATGATTTAACTCTTAAAACAACAAATTATTTTTGTGAATTAGATCCTATAACTCTTGAAATCCAATCATACCAAAAAGTAGATACCTCCAAACTAGACATTCCCCCAGTTTGGGAATTTATAGGATTAGAAGATGCACGATTAGTTAGGTGGGATGGTAAACTTTATATGTGTGGAGTTAGGCGAGATACTAAACCTAATGGAGAAGGTAGAATGGAACTTTCAGAAATAGTAGATGGTAAAGAAATATCTCGTTTTAGAATTGAACCCCCAAAAGATCCAAATTCATACTGCGAAAAAAATTGGATGCCTATCCTAGATATGCCCTATCATTTTGTAAAATGGACAAACCCCACAGAAATAGTAAAGGTTTACCCTGAAGAAGGACGTTCTGAACAAGTTTATTTAGGCCAATACTGCAACATGTCTGCAGATTTAAGAGGAGGATCTCAAGTTATCCCATTTGGTGATGGTTATTTAACTCTTAACCATGAAACTTATTTATATAACTCGGAACAAGAGCGTAAAGATGGTACTTATAGACACCGATTTACTTATTGGGATAAAAGTTGGAATATTATTAAATTTTCTGATAATTTTTCTTTTTTAGATGCTAAAGTAGAATTTTCATGTGGGTTAGCTAAATATAAAGAAAATTATTTAATCACTTTTGGATTTCAAGACAATGCATCGTATATTCTTAAAATACCCTCTAAATTTCTAGAAAATTTTATTTATGGATGAACAATTAATTAATTATATAAGCAACCCAAATAACCCAGAATTCAATTATGAACTGGGATTAGCTTATAAAAATTTAGGCCATACTTCTCCAGCCATATCATATTTACTTAAATCCGCCGAAAGATCAGAAGATTTAAATTTAGCCTATGAATGTTTGCTCCTTATGGCAGACTGTTTTATCCAGCAAAAAAACAGAGATTTTACAGTAAAGGGATTATATTTACAAGCTATTACAATTTTACCTAAAAGGCCAGAAGCTTATTACTTATTAAGTAAATTATACGAAGCAAAAAATGAATATTCTGAATGTTATACAATAGCTGAAATAGGTTTAAATATTTCTAATTTTAATTTACCCCCACTAAGAACCTATTTTGGGCACAATATAAAATGTAATTTAATATTCCAAAAGGCATTTGCTTCTTGGTGGTGGGGGAAGAGTACTGAAAGTAGAAAATTATTTAAAGAATTAGCTTTTAAACATTGGGAAGAATTAGACGAAACCCTAAAAACGTCTGTTGAAAATAATTTAATGAGATTAGGAATCGAATCTTTTTCTCAGGACATTAAACCTTACACTAAAAATAACTTTAATATATAAGTCAAAAATATGAAAAAAATAATAGATTTTTTCCCTTATTTTGACCCTACAGGAAAAGAAATTCTTGAATTAAGAATTAATATGTTAAAAGATTATGTTGATGAATTCATAATTTGTGAATCTAATAAAACACAAAGTGGCATCCCTATTAAATATAATTTGAGAAAAAGAATTAAAGAATTAAATTTACCTCAAGAAAAAATAAAAATTATAGATTTAAACATACCCGAAGACTCTGATCTAATAATAGAAGATATTGATAAATATAGTTGTGCTGAAAATTATAATTTTGAATTTAATATAAATCAAAAAAATTTAAATGCATTAAGAGGAAGAGTAAGAGAACGAATGCAAAAAGATTCTCTTTTGCTTGTTTTAAATGATTATGAGGATGATACGGTGTTTATCCACAGTGATTCAGATGAAATTATAAACCCTGAAACTATTGAATGGGTTGCTGGTATGTGCCAACAAAATCCAGAAATTATTATAAAAATTCCATTAGTATATCTTGAAGGAAGAGCAGATCTTAGAGTTTATCTTAAAGATGAAAATGTTCCTAAATCCTGGGATGGGGGTATGTTTTTTGCTACAAAAAAACAACTAAAAATCTCCTCTCCTTCCCAAATTAGATCTGGGGTTTCAAATAAATTTCCTATAGAATATTTAGTACAAGATGGAAATATAATACAAGATCTTGGTTGGCATTTTAGTTGGATGGGGGATGGGAAAAAAAGAATAAAAAAATCTAAATCTTTTGTTCATTATGATGATGTATTTGAATCTTTAATTAATAGCAAATATAATTCTAAAGAAACCCAAAATAGATTAATATCTGATCTTCCAGAAGAGGGAAAAATTCCCCCTTCTGGGTTTAAAAATTCTATTTTAAAAAAATACCCTATAGAAAATCTTCCAAAGGAAATTTTTAAATTACCTAGAGTTAAAGAATATTTGCTTCCAAAACATGAAAAACAAATTAATATTTTATGTACTAAATCTACAAAAGGGCCCACATTCCCCCCTATATTAAATATTATACCATTAAAAAAATTATATTACACAGACCCAACCCCAGACTCAGATTGGGGTATTATAGAAACTAATAAGTTTGGTTTAATGAAAAACCAACGCAAATCTTTTTTTGTAGTTGATAATTTTTATGAAGACCCATATGCTGTAAGAGAATTTGCCCTTCAACAAACCTACTTTCCTGGTGAAGGGGCAGTAGGTTCTAGAACTCGTAAACAATTTCTTTTTGAAGGCGTAAAAGAAAGATTTGAAGAAATTATGGGTGTAAAAATAGCAGAACATACCAAAAATGGACAGGGTTGGAAAGATGGGGGAATAAATGGGCGTTTCCAAACTTGTACTGCCGGTACCCCTTTAGTATATCATTGTGATGCACAACAATGGGCTGGTATGATATATCTTACACCTGACGCCCCCCCTCAATGCGGAACAAGTTTTTTTAGACATAAAGAAACTAAAATAAAACACAATTCTGAAATAAATTGGGAAAACGGAGAAGGTAATAAAGTATTTAACCAGCACACATTTTTAGACGGAACTCCTTATGAATTAATAGATAAAATAGGTAATGTATTTAATAGACTAATTATATTTAATGGTGGGTTAATACATTCTGCCTCTGAATATTTTGGTTGGGATATTCCCTCTTCTCGTTTATTTCATATGTTTTTCTTTGATGGGGAGATATAGTTTTTAAAAAATTCTGTCATATGTATTATCAACAAAACCCGATAAAACATGGCAGAAACTTTAATATCACCCGGCGTATTAGCAAGAGAAAACGATAATTCTTTTGTATCCCAACAACCCGTAACTGTTGGAGCCGCTATCATAGGACCCACAGTTAAAGGTCCAGTTCAAATACCTACAGTAGTAACTACATATTCAGATTATGTAAATAAATTTGGTACTACTTTTTTAAGTGGGGGCCAAGAATATAGTTATTTAACTTCTATTTCGGCTTATAATTATTTCCAAAATGGTGGTACCTCATTATTAGTAGCTAGAGTAGCTTCAGGATCATTTACTCCCGCTTCAGCTTCAATCTTAGCTAGCGGCAGTACTATAGCCTTTACTTTAAAAACTATTTCTGAAGGTACTATAATGAACAATTCAGGTTCAGAAGGTACTAATGGTATTTTATCAAGCGGTTCAGCTGACAATGTAAGATGGCAAATTGCAAACCGCGATACGGGTTCAGGAACATTTAGTTTATTAATTAGACAGGGTAATGATACTACCACAGAACCTGTGGTATTAGAAACATGGACTAATCTTTCATTAGACCCAACCCAACCCAATTATATAGCAAGAGTAATTGGTGACAGTTACCAATCATATAATTCAAGTGAAAATTATATCCAAGTAAACGGTACTTTCCCTAACCAATCAAGATACGTTTATATATCTGCTGTTAATAACCCAACTCCTTATTATTTTGATAATAATGGAACTGCAAAAGCCCTATATACTGGTTCTATTCCATTAAATGCTAGTGGTGCTTTTAATAACGCTATAGGCGATTTATTCTATGGAGGGGGCGCTAAATATTATAGTGCAATATCGGGTACAGCTAATATCCAAGGAATTAGTGCTTCCAATTACGATAATATGATTAATTTAATGGCTAACCAAGACGATTATAGATTTAATTCTATTACAATTCCTGGTTTAACTATATTTGATAATTCAACCCAAGTAACCAACTTAGCAAATAATGTTCAATCTCGTGGTGACGCTATTTTAGTAGCAGATACTCGCCCTTATGGAGCTCAATTATCTCAAACTATAACATCAGCTACTTCAATTAACAATTCATATGTTGCTACCTACTGGCCTTGGTTACAAACTATTGACCCAGGAACAGGACAATTAGTTTGGGTACCTGCTTCAACAATGATCCCTGGTGTATATGCATTTAACGATAGTGTATCCGAACCTTGGTTTGCACCAGCAGGTATTAATAGAGGAGGTTTAAGTACAGTAGTTAGAGCAGAAAGAAAATTATCACAAACAAACCGCAATGATCTTTATGTAGGTAATGTTAATCCTATTGCTACTTTCCCTGGAACTGGAGTTGTAGTATACGGACAAAAAACATTACAGAAAAAAGCATCTGCTCTTGATCGTGTAAACGTTCGTAGATTATTAATTGCTCTTAAGTCTTACATTTCTCAAGTAGCAAACAATTTAGTATTTGAACAAAATACAATTGCAACAAGAAATGCATTCTTAAGCCAAGTAAACCCATATCTAGAATCAGTACAACAACGCCAAGGATTATATGCATTTAGAGTAATTATGGATGATTCAAATAACACACCTGATGTAATCGATAGAAATCAGATGATTGGTCAAATTTATCTTCAACCAACCAAAACTGCTGAATTTATTTACCTTGATTTCAATATTACTCCAACTGGCGCAACTTTCCCTGCGTAAATTTTTAAAAATATAATATTTATAAACAAATAAAAATAATATAACATGGCAGTATTAGATCCAAACGAAATATTTTTCACAGCTTTTGAACCAAAGCAAACCAACCGATTTATCATGTACATTGATGGTATTCCGGCTTATGAAATCAAAGGAGTAGGAGCAGTAAATTTGTCTCAAGGCTCTGTAGCTTTTAACCACATTAACGTACAACGTTT